CCTGATCGGTGAGGAGACCGCGCTTTACGAGGCTCAGGAGGCCGCGATTGCCGAACGGAACGCCAGGGAGGCCGAATATGCCCGCACCGTCGCAGTCCTGGAAGCCAAGAAGGCCGAGCTTGACGCCGAAGGCATCACGGGCGGCACGCAGGCCCAGGAGCGCCGCCGCGCTTCCGCCCTGAACAGCTACTATATCGCGCTCCAGAATGCGAAGATCGCGTGGGACGAGGCCAGCGTTGCGGCGGATGCTGCCACCGCTGCCTATGGTGAGAACCAGGCGGCAATCGCCGATCTCTCCCAGGGCCTTGCAGTTTATACCGAGGAGCAAACGCAGGCATCCAGGGGCAGCGCCGAAGTGTCGGAGGCTATCGCTCTCACCACGGAGAAGGTCCGCCTCCTGACGGAAGAGTACAACGCCGCATACGAGGCGGCCTATTCCAGCATCACCGGCCAGTATGATCTTTGGGATGAAGCCGAGAAGGTGACCGCCATGAAGGTGGCGGACATCAACAAGGCGCTGGAATCCCAGGTCGAGCACTGGAATGCCTATAATCAGAACCTTGCCGCCCTCCGGGAGCGGGCCGGGGAGATCGAAGGCCTGAGCGACGTGATCTCCTCCTTCGCGGACGGCTCCAATGATTCCGTCGCCGCGATCGCGGGCATGGCCACCGCTTCCGACGAAGACCTGAAGCGGATGGTCAAGGACTGGCAGGAGCTGCAGAAGGCCCAGGGCGAAACCTCCGATACCATTGCGGAATTCAAGACCGATTTCACGGAGCAGATGCAGGCCCTGGCCGACGATCTGGCCCAGCAGATCCGGGACCTTGATCTCAGCGACGACGCCGCAGCCAGCGGCCGGGCCACCATCCAGGGCTTCATCGACGCAGCCGAACTAGAGGCGGAGCGGGTGCAGACCGCTTATGCCAGGCTCGGCATCGCGGCGGTCATGGCCATGCGGGAGGCCTCCGGTTCTCCCGGCGGCGTCAACACCCACGGCTGGTATTACAACAACCATTACGCCGCCGGGACGGACAACGCAGCTCCCGGTCTCGCCCTGGTTGGCGAGGAAGGGCCGGAGCTGGTGATGATGCGCGGCGGCGAGCGGGTGCTGAATGCCCAGCAGACCGAGGCAATCTACAATCCCAGGGCCGGGGAGATCGGCGGCGGCTATACCGTCAGCTTCTCCCCGATCTACACCATCAACGGCAGCATGAATCCGGAGGAGCTGGAAGAAGTCCTCCGGGAGCATGACGAAAACCTCCGCGCCCAGCTGGAAGAACTGCTCGAAGAGCTTGCGGCAGACAGAGCAAGGAGGGCCTACAAATGACCTATACCACCAAGCAGGGCGACACCTGGGACAGCATTGCCTATTCCCAGATGGGCGACTGCTCCTATACCAAAGACATCATGTGGATCAACCAGGAACACCTGGGCTATTACACCTTCCCCGCCGGTGTCGTGCTGACGCTCCCGGAGGCCGTGATCCCTGTTGACAGCTCCGCTCCGCCCTGGAAGCAGGTGAAGAAATGAGCGACAAAAACCTGGCCAGGCGGGTGGAGCTGGGAATCAAAATCAACGGCGCCGACGTCACCGCCGACATGAAGCGCTATAACCTGTCCCTGACCTACACGGACAAGGACGAGGACGAGACGGACGATCTGCAGATCAAGCTCCAGGACGCGAGCGGCATCTGGCGGGATAGCTGGCTCACGGAGATCGTGAACGCGGCGGCGGCCAAGGAGAGCGAAAACCTTTCCATCCAGGCTACCATTACCCGCCTGAACTGGAACGGCGACGGCAAAGATGATCTGCTCGATACGGGGATCTTTGAGCTTGACAGCGTGATCTGCGACGGGCCTCCTTCCACGGTCACGATCAAGGCAACGAGCCTTCCGTTTTCCGCTGCCATCCGGCAGACGCTGAAAAGCCGGGCTTGGGAGGAATATGATCTCAAGGGTATTGCCTCGGAGCTTGCCTCCGTCAACGGCATGAGCTGCATGTTCCTCTCGGCCCAGAATCCCTTTTATCGCCGGATGGAGCAGTTCCAGGTGTCCGACATCAGCTTCCTGCAGCAGCTCTGCCATGATGCCGGGTGCAGCCTCAAGGCCACAGACAAGAAGCTCGTGATCTTCGACCAGGCGGACTATGAGGCGAAGGATCCGATCATCACCGTCAAGCTCAACGGCGGCCTCTACACCAGGTACAAGCTCTCCATGAGCGCCCCCGATGCGCAGTATTCCTCCTGCCGCGTCTACTACAACGACCCGGCCACCGGCAAGTGCATCGAGGGCGTCGCGGTCAGCGAAGACTATGACAGCAGCAAGGACGCCCAGCAGCTGGTCCTTTACCGGAAGGTCGGGAGCATCGGAGAAGCGCAGGCTCTGGCCGAAAAGAACCTTCGGCTCCACAACAAATTCTGCCGGACCGTGCAGTTTACGCTGATCGGGGACACGCGGCTCCTTGCCGGTACGAATATCCTTCTGGCAGACTTCGGCGCGTGGGATGGGAAATACCACATCACGCAGGCCAAGCACGCGACAGGCAACGGCGGATATACAGTTACCGTCAACGCCCGCCAGGTCATGGCCGACGCTCCGGAGGAGGAAGAAGCGGAGGCACAGGAGGAATACAACGTGGGGGACGTCGTGGAGTTCCACGGCGGCTATCATTACGTGAGCAGCGACGCATCATCTCCGGTCGGCGGTGTCCGGACGCCGGGAAAGGCGAAGGTCTTTGCCAAAAATCCCGGCGCTGCGCATCCGTACAGCCTGATCGGCGGCGCATACAACGAACTCGGCGGCACCTGCAACGTCTACGGCTGGGTGGATCTCGGAACTTTCAGCTGAGGAGGGCACTATGGATTATGAGAGGATCCTGTCCGGCCTGGTGAGAGTCGGGACCGTGACAGACGTGGACAACGTCAAGCATTTGGCCCGCGTCAAATTCCAGGGCGAGAACTTCACTTCCGGCTGGCTGTATGTGCTGCAGCGTCCCGGAGGAGGCGTTGACGTCCCGTTCGCCGGAAGCCACAACCACGGGCAAACAGTTTCGTCGATCGGAAACCACAGTCACGGCGGCCAGGTCTCGGCAGACGGGTCGCATACGCACACCATCACGACGCAGCCGGATCACACGCACCTCGGAACGACGACCACTAGCTGGATGCCGGTGATCAACGCGACGGTGCTGGTGGTCTTTCTGCCTGTGTGGAATGCCGACGGCTTTATCTTAGGGGGGATCGGATAAATGGTACTCGGCGCACTGGGGGACATCACCTTCGAGGTATCGGATGAAGTGGTGCAGACCCTCAACAATCTGAGCTGGGGAGGCTCGGCGCGGTATGCCACCCACCAGCGGCACGGCTACCATGCCATGTCCGAGTTCACCGGCATGGGCGCCGATACCCTCAGCTTCGACATTACCCTTTCCGCGTATCTTGGGGTGAATCCCATGACGGCCATCGGCCAGCTCTGGACCTATGAGCGGGCCGGAACGACGCTCCCCATGGTCCTTGGAAACAAGGCCTATGGGAAGTATCGCTGGGTGATCCTCAAACACAACGTAAAAGCGCAGTATTTCGATGCAGCTGGCGACATGACCCAATGCAAAGTGACCGTCAGCCTGCAAGAATACATCTACTGGTAAGGAGGCGGCTGTATGTCCTATACCGTTTCTGCCTCCCGGAGAAAAGGGATCGTGCTCAACGAGCCTGACCGCGTGGAGAGCATCTTGCAGAACATTTCCCTTCTGCTGCAGACCTGGCAGGGCGACGTCCCGCTGTACCGGGAATTCGGCTTGCCGATGCAGTTTGTGGACAGGCCCATGAACGCGGCGGCTCCTGTGATGATCGTGGAGATCAGAGAGGCCATCCAGCGCTTTGAGCCGAGGGCCGAGCTGGTCTCTGTCAGATTCAAACAGGACGCCTCCGGTGTCCTGACCCCGGAAGTGGAGGTGAACATCATCAATGAGTAGAAACACGGAATACGAATTCATCCCGACCGACACCACGGAGCTGGTGAATCAGATGGTCGCGGACTATGAGGCCATGACGGGCGAAACGGTCCATCCCGCCAGCCCGGAAATGCTGATGATCCGGTGGGTCGCCTCCATCATCCTGGCCGAGCGGGTGAAGGGCAACTATGCGGCCAATCAGAACCTTCCTTCCAGAGCGGAGGGGGAAAACCTGGACGCGCTGGCGGAGCTGTTCTACGCCCAGGAGCGGACGCCCGCGAAGCCCGCCGTCTGCACGGTGCGCTTCTATATCTCGGCCGCCCAGGGCTCGGCGATCCTCGTTCCGGAAGGGACGCGGGTCACGGACGGCTCGCAGAAACTCTACTGGGCCACCCTTGAGGACGCCTGGGTGGAGATCGGCGACACCTACGTTGACGCACTGGTACAGTGCCAGACGCCGGGCATCGTCGGAAACGGATGGATCCCCGGCAGCATCAACACCGCCGTGGATGTGTATGACTATTATTCCGCCTGCGCATCGACGACCACAAGTGACGGCGGCTCGGAGGAGCTTTCGGACGATGAATTCTACGAAATCCTCCGGGCGTCCCTGGATGGGATGTCCACGGCCGGGGCCAGAGGTAATTACCTTTACCATGCAAAGGCGACGTCCTCGCAGATCTCCGATGTGGTGGTCAACTCCCCGGCAGCCGGTGAAATCCGCATCTACGTCCTGGACGTGGACGGCCAGACCTGGACCAATCCGGGCGACTCCGGCGACGTGAGGAAGTTTCCGGGCAAAGCCGGATCCACGCTTAAAGCGCTGGTCCTGGCCGCCTGCAACGATGATTCGGTCCGTCCCCTGACGGACAAGGTGCTCATGTCCGATCCTACGGAATATGCCTACAACGTCAACCTGACCTACTACGTTTCCAGCCAGGCGACGCAGACGGCCACCATCGACCAGGAAGTGAAGGACACCGTAAACGCCTATATCACCTGGCAGCAGGGGAAGCTCGGCAGGGATATCAACCCGTCGAAGCTGATCTCCATGCTCATGGCGATTCCCGGCATCAAGCGTGTGGACGTTACCGCTCCTGCATACCACGCCCTGCAGGACGGCGATCTGAGCCTCTATGAGACCGATCCCATTATTCTGGCCGACACCATCCCGCAGATCGGGAAGATCGGCACCATCACCCTGACGAATGGGGGCCCGGAGGATGAATGATCACGGCTACACCGCCGCAAATTTCCTTGCACAGCTCCCGAAGGTCCTTGCCAATGATTCCAGGATGAACGCTCTGGCGACTGCCATTGCCAACGCCCTTGTGACGCACCTGGGAGATTTGGAGGAGGAGAAGATCTACACCCGTATCGACGAGCTGCCCGAAGACGTCCTGGATATCCTCGCCCATGACTTCAAGATCGACTGGTATGATTACGATTACCCGATCGCGGCGAAAAGGAACCTGATCAAGACCAACTACTATGTGCATAGGCACCTTGGGACCGTCGGCGCCGTGCAGGAGGCCGTGCAGGCCATTTACCCGAACAGCGCCGTGGAGGAATGGTTTGATTACTCCGGATCCCCTTATCATTTCCGGCTGGCACTGGAAAGCGCCTTGCCCGTGATCCCCTTCTCCGTCGAAGCGCTCTTGACGGCGGTATATCGCTACAAATCGCTCCGGAGCCACCTGGACGAAATCATTTTCCGCTGCACCCTCATCGTCGGCATCAGCGTCAAAACGGGGTATGTGCCTTACTGGGGACGCATCACCGGCACCTATCCGGCCAGGGCAGTTCAGGGAGATATGCACATGGCGGAACTGGAAGTGAACACGACCACCACGGATTCCCTCACATACGGCGTCCGGATGTGCGGGACCGTTCCGGGCGGACTATTTTGAGAAAGGTGGGATATGAATGCTCGACCCCTACGGGCTGGCAGATTACCGCGACTTCACCAAGAAGCGGATCGCTTATGCCAGGTATCGCGTCGGAAGCACCTATACCAAGGTGTACCTCAGCAGCGTCGATGTTCTCAGCAATGGCGTCGTGAGGGCGGCGCTGAACATCAATTCGGACGGTGAGGCCATGACGGTCAACCGTGTGGAGCTATTCAACCAGGACGGAAACCTGTTTGCGCATGAGGACTGCTCCATTACCATCGCGGCGGGCCAGACGGGAATCCTGTACTGGTTCGATTTCAAGATCACGGAGGTGGCATCGTAAATGTATGACTGGACTCAGTGGCTGGATCACGTAACCAATCCGTCCAATGTGTTCCTCATGGAAGACCTCGGCGGCGGCATGGTCAAGCTCACCATGGCCGGGACCGTGATGCAGCAGGGCACGCCCCAGGATCAGACGCACTTCAACAACATCGAGGACGGGATCATTGACGCCCATTCCGCGCTGGCTTTGCTGGCAAACTACGCCCGGCAGCAGGCCTGGGAGGTGGAGCGGGGCAGCGTCACGCTGACGAACGGCGACAAATTCCCCTTCAACAACTCCCAGCAGACCGTCGCCCTCTCTCTGGTGAAGGAAAGCACGGACTATCTCGTGATGGTCGAAGTCGCCGACTACCAGGAGAACGCCGGATGCGTGGGCGATATCGTGATCTCGGATAAACTTATCAACGGCTTCAAGATGGCCTTCACCGGCTCCACAAGCTCGGTGACGGTAAACTATGTTGTGATCGGAGGGTACATGAAGTGATCGTAATCGAAAAGAACGAAGGGCCGAAAAT